CCAGTTTCATTATTAACTACTCTATATATAACACTTGTAGACATTGGTTTATTAAGTAAGGTTATACTATATACAGTTGTCATTATAGCACCCGCATCTCTATTAGCAGGAAAACCAACTCCTAAATCAATCTTAGTTGCAGTACCTGTTGCATCATTATGGAAAACTTGTAAATTAGTATCTCCAACCTCACTACCAACACCTATTATATTAATCAACGTACTCACTAAAATATTTGATGACGTACCATAAGCTAAATCAGTAATTTGACCAGCTAAGCCATAAAATTGTTGGCATCCAGCAGAATATGAAGTATCTGAAACATTAAAGTCACAAACATATCTAAAGCCACCATGGATATACCATAGTAAAGCAGATCCTCTTAATGCTGTATATCTTCCGCCTGCTACAGTCGAAGCAAAATATCTAAGTCTAATTTGCTTTGTTGCTAAATTAGTAGATGCAACTGACTGTGCTAATGTTGAAGCAGTAGCCGAAGCTACTAATCCACCATCTGCTTGTACAGTTGTAGAGTTATTATTATAAGTAAAACCCCTATATATTTCTGAAGGTTTCTGATACATTGTATCTAAAACATCTTCACTCCAATATGTTCCTGCCATCTTATTATTATTACAAAATTATTTCAATATCATTAACTGTAATTCCAAAAGTTGCAGCCATTTGTATTCTGAAACCTAAATAGTATAAATAAGTTGTTGAATCTGTATAGCTTAGATTAGTCGGCACTTCACCTTTTACTACTTCATATAAAGCGTTTGTTTCTTCAGCACTTACAGGATACATATTGTTAGCAATTGTTTGACCGCTCTCACTTGCATACTCAAACATATAATTTGAATCAAATCCAAATCTTAATTGTTGATTACACCCCTGAAGATTTCCTGTTACTAAACCTGTTTCTTGACCTGCAATTCCATTGTTGTAAGTTACGGGTACTAATGTTTTAATTTTCATATTTATTATTTTTTATTTGTTTGTAAAGTTACTATTTTTTATGCTATTATTGTTTCACAACTATCTATTGTTCCATTCCAATTTATACTAATTCCAGCAAGTCCTGTTACTTTAATATCTAAACTTCCCTCACTTGTATTAGCTGTTAATGTGGGATTTCCAAAACCACCTGTATTTATAACTAAATTAACATTTGAACTTACTATAACCGTTGTGCCTGCTGTTGTACCTCTAACTATAACACAGTCAAAGTCCCAAGCACCAACATTTGTAGAGCCTGTTTGTTTTCCTATAATTGACCCTTTAACTCTCATTGCGTTGTTATTCTCTAACCTTAAAGCAAAGGTAGGTGTTGCATTATAAGCATTTAATGACTTCGGAGTTGCTGTTGTTGTATTAGTTGCAACGTTTAACCAACTTCTTTGTGCATAACCACTTGCATTTATACTTGCATCGTATGGTAAACAACCTAATGACTTCCTAGATGAATGTTCAAATGTGTTTGACCTAGTTCCATAAGTAGATGAAAAAGCACCACTCGCTATAGTTGCTGAACCTGTTGATAAACAAATATAACCATTTGCCGTACTTCCTTGAAAAGAAACAGTACTAGTTCCACTTGATGTACCAGTAAAAGCGAAACAACCTCCAGAAGCAGTACCACCAAAGGAAACTCCGCCTGCTGATGCTGTTGCTCCAAAACCAAAAGCAAATGAATAATTTCCTAAAGCTGAACTTGAGTCTCCAAAACAAAATGAATGATTTCCAGCGGCATTACAACTTAATCCATTTGAAAACGAATAATTTCCTGATGCCGTATTATTTTGACCGTTTAAAATTGTAGCATATTGACCTGATGCGACATAAGATGCCGTTGGTCTTATTCTTTGAAGGTCTATAGCGTATGAACCTCTTTTATTACCCGCTGTTGCTGTACCATCTGGTATTTGCGCTAATATTGCGCCAGTTCCCTTTGCTATAATTGCAAAATCACCATTTGTAGTGCCTGTTACCGCAGTTAAACTATCTACAGGAACTGTTGCATTAGGCGCTGTTGTGTTCTGTGCTTCGGCAAAGTACGTTAAGCCGCCAGCTGCTCCAAATAATTCAATTATAGCTCCTGTTGAGTCTTTATAATGAACTAACTTATCTGTTAAATCAAAGAAATATGTACTATTTGATACAGAAGTCCAATCAGCACTTGATGCTGTTGTTACCGTATAATTAACTCCTGCTGCTGGGTTCCCAGTTATTGCTACTACTGCCATTATAAAATTATATTAGTTATCATGTTTGTGTATTCATTAAATATTAGTGTTTCACTATTATCTAATTCTGAAAAGAAAACAATATATTGATTGTTATTATTAAATAATACATTACCTGAATTTATTAATAATCTAGTCTCATCATATTGTATAACAATTTGAGCTAGTACATCTTTAGTAATTCCTACTTTAGTAATACACATTTGAATAAAATTATCCCAAATTACTTTATCTTCAATAGATAATGCACTATAAAATACATCTGACCTTTCAGTTATATCATATTTTACAATAGCATTTTCTTCTTCAGCTTTTATATTATTTAATTCAGCACTTACATCAAATGTAAATTTAGAATTATCAACAAAATTTTGAACACTGTTAAGTGTTAAAGAATTGTTTACTTGTAAGTTAATTGTATTTATATCCATTACATTAAAATATTACCTTGTGAATCTGTTGTATTAGTTACTGACTGAGATACATTTGCATTAACTCCCGTTGTTGAACCTATGAATGTATTATTTGCATACTTTACACTTATTGCACCTGCTGAATAAATACAATTTGCACCTGTATTAGCAACTATAAATGTATTATTACTTATTAATGCTGAAGCATAAGGAGCAAATGCATGACCTGCTGCATTATTATAAGTTGAAATGAATGTACTTCCAATACATCTATTAATAGCAGCACCAACTATAGCAGCTGATGCTCTCATTGTACTATTATAAACATTTCCAGCAGGAAAGCAATTTACCGCATTTGCTGATGTAGATTCTCCATAACAATTAGTTACTTCATCATTATATAAATAAGCATTCCCTGCTGTTGCATATGCAAAACAATTAGTCACAGAACCACGTGTAGAACTACCTGCTTCAAATCCTGATCCAGCAGTTGAATAAGCATAAGTGAAGACCGATGTAGCTCCTAAATTATAAACTGCTGAGTTTCTTGTTGATATTGCAGTACAATTTGTTACAGTAACTCCATAAACACATGAAATTGCTCTACCACTTCCTACACCACTTACTGAAGCATAACAATGACTTGCCCTTCCTGAGCCAGGAAAAGCAATTGCATGACCTCCGCCTGTAGTAATTACATAACAGTTTGTAATTAATGATACAGAACAACCATTTCCACCTCCAAAGGTTTCTATATAAGAATTACTTATTTGTCCACCATTACAACCAACTGAAAAGGTACGTATTTTAATACCATTAATTTTTGGTGCTGTATTATTTACTTGTGATGTACCCACTCCAAATGATGAATATATTTCAACACTATTAAAATCTAAATTATAAACTGCTGATGCTGCATTATTAATTAAAATAATACAACTATTTGCAGTTGATGCTGTCCCCCCTAATCTTTGTATTTTACCATTATAAAATCTTGTTCTACCATTTGCAATATTTGCTAAGAAACAATTTGCTGTACCACTTGTATTTAATGTGTATGTGTATCCGTTAAAGTTTATATCAACACCATCTTTCAAAGTAATTTCAACATTACTTGTTTCAGTTATATCTGTAAAAAATGTAATTGTGTTTCCGCTTGTTGCTGCAGCCATGGCAAGTGTAAGTGTTGTATAATAAGTATAAACACCACTTGAATTTGCTATTCCACATACGCCACCTGTACTAGTTGCGTAATTAGGTACATTTAATGTATTTCCAACTAATGTTGCTGCACCACTTGTTCCTGTAGTAGTAAGTGTAATTGCATTTTGTTTACTGTTAAATATTGCAAAGTCAGAAGAAGATAAATAACCATCTGCTATTGCTGATGCTTGTGCAATACTAATAGCTGGTGTTAATCCTCCTGAAGATACAATAGGTGCAGTACCTGTTACTGATGTAACTGACCCGCCTGATATTACTTGATTTAATGTTGTAAATGCAACTGAGTAATGTTGACTACCTTCTGTTACAAAGTTTAATGATTGAGTATTAAATCCTGTATTCTCTAATGAAATTTTTACAAGTAATCTATCTGTTGTAAGTAATGTTGTTGCTGGAAATACACCATCAGATACATACATAGTAGTAAACACTGGTATATTTGTAACTATTATAGGATCAGATGTAAATAATAATGTTTCAACATTACTTAAATCAATTTTGAATACTTGAGGTGTTATAACCCAACTACTTGTTAGTAGTGTTAATGAATTAAAATGCAAAAAGAATTGCCATAAACCCGCAGGAATCTGTGTAGTATTAGGAACTCCAAGGGGTGTTTCAAATACATATGCAACTTCAGTAACTCCTGGATCAACAGTCCATGGAAGAACTTGTTCTGCAGCAGAAGTTGCAACAGATGAAAATTCAGCATATGAACCTACTGGTATAGATGAATTTAAGTAATATGTTGTATTACCTGTTCCTCCAGGAATATTTACAGTTGTATTACCAGCTATATTTGATACAGTAACTCCATTACCTACAAAATCAATACTTAAAGCATCAGTAGTTATATTTACACCTTCTTCAAGTATTGCAAGTTTTTTCTTTATATTAATTTCTGTACTCATTTTTTATTTTTTTAATAAATTTCTCTCCATTGCATTGCACAACCTACAGTAGTAGAAGTAGTACCTAAATTTGTTACAGCAATCACATATATTTCTGAATTAGTGCTATCATAATTTTGAGCAATATAATTTTCTCTAGCATTTGAAGCATCACTATCAGCACTAACAGAACCTCTATTACCTACTGCTGCAGATACATAACCAGAAGCAAAAACTTTACCATCAGTATATGCATTAGCTCCAATATTATATTCAACTCCTGAACCTGAATTTACAGATGTCCAAGAACCCCCTGTTAAAAAAGAATCATTAGGTAGTTTTATAACCTTGTAATACAAAGGTTCTTTTACAGAATAAAAACTAAACTCTCCTAACTTACAAATTAATCTATTTAAATAACCTTGAAAAGTATTACTTAATCTTATTGCTAATAATGGAACTGTTGCTCCTGCAACTACTGTTCTTAAGTTTGTATTAAGTGTTGAATAATCTTGACCTGTTTCTACATAACCACCTTCACTTATTACAGATGAACAGATTTGATCAAATGATCCACCTGTTGTTGTTCCAGTATTAAAAATCTCACATCTTATTGGAAGATTTGGAGATTGCATATAAGGTACAGTAATTGTGTTTGATGTGTTAAACTCATGGGCAATTATATACTCACCATTTACTAAGAACCCACATCTTACTCTTCCTAATCCTAACCATGTAAAATCTGTAAAGAAAAATTGAGTTTTTGTAATATCAAGGTTATACCCTGAGGGGCCTGTTCCATCACACTTGTCTACATTCCAAGAAGACTGCACTATTCTTGTTCCAATAGCTATTCCACTTGTACTAGTTCTTACATTAAATGATAATGTACCCTCACCATTTTGTTCAAAATATATACCATTAAGATCATCAAAGTATCCTGTTCTTTTAGTTACATTAGTAACAGCTGCTTTAAAACATATTGTAGAATAAATTAACTGACTTTTACCAGGCATGTATGCATGATAAAGTTTAGTTTGATGAATTGCACTACTATTAGGATCAGATGTTGTTGATAATAAAGCAGCAGATTGATTTGGAATAAAAGTTACTGCACCACCATTAGTTAATTTATCTAAGAAGTTTATGTTTAAACCATAAATATGTTTATAATCTCCAAGTGTAAATGGTTCAGAAACCCTTTGTCTACCAAAGGCATCAGCCAACATTGGGTAACTAGTAAATATTGGTTCACTAGGTAAACCTGCTATAGTAACTTGAGTACTCATTTATTACGAGTTATATATAATAATTAATTCAGTACCTGTACCATTATATGTAAATGTTCCAGTTGTGTAATAGTTATTCAATGATCCTGCATCAAAGTTTAATGTTTCTCCAGATTTAATTGTTGATCCTAATACAGTTCCATTACCTGTTCCTACATTAGCTACAGATACACTAAATGTTTCAACTGCAATAGAACCTGATCCTGTTACTCTAATAAAATTAGGAGTTTTTTGAATTGAAGTTGTATTAGTAACAAGTGTAGCTAAATAACTATTTGGATTAATATAAGTTATTGGAGCTACTGGAGTACCTGGTGTATTACTACCTGCTTGAAAATAAATTGGTGGATCAAATGTACCCGTATCTGGATTATAAATTCTTACCTCTAACCATGTATCATTGTCAGCATCTAATACAAGTGCTGCTTCATAATCAGCTCCAGCTTGTATAGCTGCAAGTATTTGAGTTAAAATTGTATTAGTACCTGGGTCACCACCACCACCTGGTATTCCTGCTATTGCATTAACAACTGATTCTTGTCCTATCAGCATTTTTAATTGCCAGGGCATATTGGTACCTTTACCACCGTATGTTTTTAAATTTCCTACAGACATAATAATTGATTTATATATAATAATATACAGAAAACTTTCTATATATACAAATATAAAAAGAAAAGCCACATCTCTGTGGCTCTTAATTTAGTTTTCTTGAACTAGTTGTGGTTCTGCAAATAGAACTCCTAATGCTTGTGTTATCATAGCTGCATCTTGTAAACTAAATGCTCCTTTAAGGAATGCTTGATTTAAAGCTTGTTCAACTACTTGTTTTGCATCTTCTGTTTTCATATTGCTTGTAATTCTGTAATTTGTGCATTTGTAAGTCCAGCAACAAACCATTCTTTACCCATCATAATTCTAATGTGATCTTCATTACGTTTTACAGTTGCTGTTTCTTCTTCAGTTAAAGTTTCTTTAACTTTTAACTCATTTAATAAGTTAACACTATCGTATGCTGCTGATACTGATTTTGCTACTTGTTCTGCTGTTAATTCTAATTCCATGATTTTTATTTTTTGTAAAGTTAATATATTTATTTTATTATCAAATTGCTAGTAATGGTATTTTGTAGTTAGCCCCATTGATTCTTACTGTCCAGGTTCTATTTGCAGTAATAGTTTCAGCAGCAATTGTACCAGCATTATACATAGATGAGCCAACAACAAATTGATTATTAGCTGATGCTGCTGCATAAGCACCTAGTATTACAGAACCTGTAAAATTACCAGATTGAACATAATAACCTACTCCTGTATTATAGGTACCTGTTGTATTATTATAAAGTGCCGTTTCTCCTAATACAGTATTGTATGAACCCGTAGTATTTGAATACATTGTTCCATTACCTATAGATGCATTGTAATAACCTGTTGTATTATTACGTAAACTATTAGATCCAATAGCTGTATTATAATTTCCTACTGTATTACTAAGCATTGATGCATAACCAACAGCTGTGTTAAGTGTTCCTATAGTATTTTCTTGTAATACAGCATATCCAATTGATGTATTTTGATTACCGAATGTAGTAGATTTTAAAGCATATTCACCAAATGTTGTATTTGATGTTAAACTACCTTTACCACTACACCATAATGTTCTTTCGGTTTCATCATATTGTATCAATGATGGTATTGTTATAGCTACATTACCTGAACCTAAAATTGAACTACCATTAATTGTTTTAATATTACTACCACTATATAAAGTATTTTGTTTATTATTAAATTGACTTTGTAAGTCTTCTTGAGCATATATATTACCTTGAATACTACCCCAATTTGGACTTACTGAAGCTGCAAAATCCTCTACAGAAATTGCACCTGCAATATACCCATCATCTCTTTTAGGATCTTTAAGTCCTACAGGTATTAATGTTTTTGAGGCATCTACTGTATTTACTACACGATTACCCTTGATCCATGATATAAAATTTAAAATATCCATTTTGTTTATGTATTTAATTAAGCTAATAAAATTCTTTGTGCAACACCATTAATAATTACATCCCAGTATTTAGTTTGAGTTTGTGCTGCTGTAACTACTGTACCTGCATTAGTTCCAGAAGATCCAACTACAAATTGATTGTTTGCCGTAGCTGTTGCTTGTTTACCAATTATTATACTATTATTAAAATTACCAGAATTTGTTTGTATACCAACTGAAATATTGTTAGAACCTACTGTATTTGCAAATAAAGCTTGGTCACCAACAGCTACATTATTGGAACCTGTAGTATTACTAAATAATGCATACTGACCAATAGATATATTATATTCCCCTGTAATATTATTCATTAATGTATTTGCTCCTAATGCAGTATTAAAATTACCTATAACATTATTCATTAATGCAACATTTCCTACTGCAACATTAGTATTACCTTGAGTATTATAATACATTGCAGCCTGACCTATAGCAATATTATTAAAACCACCTGTATTTGTGAACATTGCTTGTGAACCAATAGCAGTATTATTAACACCATTAGTATTGTTTTTAAGAACTTCAAAACCAAGAGCTGCATTATAACCACCATCTGTATTAGTTTCAAGAGAACTAGTACCAAGAGCAATATTATTAAAACCAGTAGTTACATTAACTAAGGCTAAGTCACCAAATTTAATATTACCTTGTGTAAAAGTTGGGGTAAGTGAACCCGCTAAATCCTCTACTGATATTGCACCTGGCAAATACCCGTCTTTTCTTCTATTATCTTTTAACCCTACAGGGATAAGAGTTTGAGAAGCATCTACTGTTGTTACTTGTCTCTTGCTCTTAAGCCAAGAGATGAAATTTAAAACATCCATTGTATTTATTTATTTTTAAGTTAATTATTATGCTAATAAGATTTTTCTTGCTAAACCATTTATTACTACATTCCATACATTAGAAGAAGTATTTACTTCTGATGTTACTGAACCTGCATTTTCAGCTGATGATCCTACTACAAATTGGTTAGATGCAGTAGAATTAGCTCCAAAACCAAGTATAACAGAACCACTAAAGTTATTTGTTTGAGTTGATACACCAATTACTGTATTATTACTAGCAGTTGAATTATTACTTGCTGCACTATTTCCAATAGCAATATTATTGGTTCCAGTTGAATTACTTGCTAATGCAGAAGAACCTAAAGCAGTATTTAAAGAACCAGTAGTATTTAATATTAATGTAGCATTTCCAATAGCAGTATTTCCATTACCATTAATATTTGAATATAAAGATGAATTACCAACAGCAGCATTACTTACTCCAACGGTATTACTATATAATGTACTTTGTCCTAATGCAACATTTGTATTACCTGTTGTGTTATCTTTTAATGCTTGATAACCAATTCCAGTATTACTACTACCAGTTGTATTTAATAGTGCATATGTTCCAATAGCAGTATTATAATTTGCAGTACTATTACTAAATAAGGCTTGATGACCAATTGCAGTATTAAAGTTACCTGATATATTTCCCCTTAATGCACTGTTTCCAAGTGAAGTATTATTACTACCACTTGTATTACTTAATAATGCAAAATTACCAACAGCTGTGTTATTACTTGCCGTATTATTACCTAATGCGGAATTTCCTATTGCTGTATTATTGCTACCTGCTGTATTAAGTTGTAATGCAGCATTTCCAACGGCTGTATTAAAACCACCAGATACATTACTATTACTAGCTGACCACCCAACTGATGTATTTGCAAGACCTGTTGTATTATTATTTAACGCAGCAAATCCAACTGTTGTATTTTGTGCACCTGATATATTTTTTTCTAATGCTAAATAACCTGTTGCTGTATTAGCTGAACCAGTAGTATTATCGTTTAGTGCACCATAACCTATTGCTGTATTATTACTACCAGTTGTATTAACAGCTAATGCTAATGTACCATATGAAGTATTAGTTGTAATATTACCATTACCATTATTCCATACAGTCTTATCACTTTCATTATACTCAAACCAATAAGGTAATGATCCTCCTGCATAATTAGGAATATTTAATGTAGCTCCAATCAATGTAGCAGGACCAGATGAACCTACAGTAGTTAATGATATAGGCGGTGGTAATAATCCAGCAATACTACTAATTAAATCAGTTGTAGTTATTAATGCTGGTTGGTAATTACCATAGAAGTTTGAATCTCTTACACCAATAGTAAATAAGTCTGATGCTTCTAATAGTGTTCTAACCTTTCCATTATCAATAAGGTTAGTATAGTTTGTTATATTATTTAACATAGTTTTATATATTATTTATTAATTAATTGTGTATAATTCAAAGTATACATACAAATCACCATCCCAGTTATTAACCCCAGCTATTGTAGGATTAGCATTATAAAGATTAAACTCTAATCCAGTTGCAATCCCTGTAGTAATTAAATGTGGAATAGCATTATCAGTTATAGTGTTTTTGTAATATACAGAATACTGTACATATATATTATCTCTATTAACTAGAGTAAGATCTAAATCTAAATTATCAATAACAAAAGATACTGAACTACCGTAAGCTTCAATAGGAGTTAAAGGAGCAGATGATCCCATACCAACAATATCAATAATACCACGGGGAGTATCTACTGTTACAACACTAGTACTTGTAATATCTAACTCATAATGTTTAGTATTACCAATATTACCTGATTGTACTGCATCATTTAATGTCATTGCTACTGTAAGATATTTATCATCTCTTTTAGTTGAAGGTGTACCTACAGCAATTAGAGATCCATCTGGAGGAGTAGCCGTTATACGTTTTGCTTTGATCCAGGAAATAAAATTTAAAATGTCCATAATGCATATATATTTAAATACCACAGACTTATTTTATCTGTGGTATTTTAATTAAATTTATTTATAAAGTTCTTTTACTCTAGTAACTACATCTGCATCAGTCCATTCACCAATTGCATCATATGCATCTCCAGTCCATAGTACTAAAATACCTAGTTCTTTAGTATATGCTTTTACTTCTTTTCTAGAGTTGTTATCTACAACTTCTTCAATTGTTATTTCTTCAATAGTTCTTTTTAACTCTTGAACTATAACTACTTCTTTTGGTGTTTCAAATGTGATTTTCATAATATGTTTTATTTATTTATTAAAGTCTTACTGCCTCTATGGCAAAAGTGGTTTGATTATAATATAAGTATGTATTTCCAGATATAGCTCCATTCAGAACATTGATAGCTATAGTTGCTGCTGTTCTATCTACATAAGAAGGTAAAGTTGCATTAGCAAATACTGTTTGTCCTGATAGTGTTCCAGCTTTATGTGCTTGATAGCCAAAAGCATTAACATTATTACCTGTAGAATTCATTCCTGCTTCTTGACCAAAGAAATTAGAACGGCTAACTGAACTTTGGTAACCAGCATGATTACCAATAAAATTTGAATCAGTAGCATTAGTAGCTTGAAACCCTGCCTCTAAACCAATAAAATTACATCTAACCGCATTGGTTGCTTGATAACCAGCTGCTGCTCCTATAAAATTAGAAGTATTAGCATTAGTTGCTTCATATCCTGCATTGGGTCCTAAGAAATTACCTTGATATGCATTGGTTGCATTTTGCCCAGCAGATTGCCCAAAGAAATTAGAATAGTTTGCAGATGTTGCATTATACCCTGAATTTTTACCTAAAAAATTAGAATCATTTGCATTAATGGCTCCTCTACCAGCATTGTATCCTAAAAAATTTGATTCAGCTGCATTAGTTGCATCTTGTCCTGCATAATAACCTAAGAAGTTTGAATCTCTTGCATTTGATGCGTTATATCCTGCTTGACTTCCTAAAAAATTAGAATTGATTGCATAAGTTGCACCAAGTCCAGTTTGTTCACCAATAAAATTAGAATTGCTTGCATAAGTTGCATTAACTCCAGCAGCACCACCAATAAAATTTGAACTGTATGCGTTAGTTGCATTTTGACCTGCTAGATTACCCAAAAAATTAGAATAATAAGCACTTAAAGTATTTTCTCCTGCTTGTTGTCCTAATGCTATAACTGAACCCCCATTTGTTGGTCCAGCTAAAGGATTTGTTGAGTATAATGAAGTTCCAAGAGTAGCAATAGAAGATGCTGATGCAGCTAACAAATCTTCAACAGAAATTACACCTGTTAAGTAACCATCATCTCTACGGTCATCTTTTAGTCCTATTGGTATAAGAGATTTAGTTGGGTCTACTGAGGTTACTTGACGTTTACCTTTTACCCAAGAAATAATATTTAAAATATCCATGACTTTATTTTTATATTTAATTATATAATGTAATATAATATACATAATAATAACATAAAAACAAAATCCCAGACTATTAATCCGGGATTTCCTTACCTATCTCATCTAGTAAATATTGCATGATACAGTGCAAATATAAATAAAAAAACCCAATAAGCATTATACTTATTGGGAAATCTTCAGCCAGCGAAAAACTGAGAACAAAAAAGGTATGCAATATTAGGTATAATATTTTAATTAATAAACCTTCTACCTCTCTTTTTTCTAACTTTTTTTGTTTTAACTAAACCACGTCTTGCATGTTGTCTATGTTTTATCATTGTATTTTTCATTCTTGCATCCTCAGCCATTACAGTTCTTTCTCTATTACCTAGATCAGAATTGTGATTCTTACCTTGATTATAGTTGGGACCAATAATACGGGGAGTGCATGAACACAATAATAATACAAGTAATAAACATCTCATTTCTTTAGTTCAGCAATTCTTCTTTTTAAATACACTTCTGCTTTTTCCAGATCCTCTAACTCTTTAGAAGGATCTTTTTTACCTGCTCTTGCAATATACTTAATTACATTACCTAAGTAAAAGTCTTTATCTAATCCCCATGCTTCAAGTACGTTGAATACTTCATATACATTTCCATCACAACCATAGTGAGCTGGTCTTAGTGGAGAAGCTTTAGCAGTACAATCAGGTACTGTAACTGCTTTAGGTTTAGTACCTGCAAAAGGATCTTTTCCTACATAAGGACTAGGTTCAGTTTTTCTGATATAATCCTTATACATTTCTTGACTTTTATTTGCAGCAATTTCAGCCATAATTTTCAAACTCTTTTTATATGTATTAGATGTCTCAGGTTTTGAGATCATCTTTTTATATTCATCACAAACTAATTCACCCATTACCAAACAATTGCAATGTCATATTCACTAAGCATAAGCTTAATACTTTTCTCTACTTCAATAACTTCTGCACCTTTAATTGCATTTACTGAAATATAAACTGAATCACCTGCTGCTACACTAGTAACATCATCACCAACTGCATACACTTCTAAACGTGTCCACTGTTTCATTGACTCTTGTTCAATGTGTGCTTTATCTGCTTCACTCAATTGGATAGCTGATTCTTTCATCTCTGGTTGATTAACCAATACTCTTCGTCCTTTTAGGCTCTTAAATGCTGTACTCATGATTCTTGTTTTTTATTATAACTTAACATTTCTACTTTCAACTTTGGATAGCTATGATAAC